TTTATAAATTTGCAAAAAAAAAAAAAAATCGTTGAGACTGGGTCCCCGCAAAAACCGGTTTTTTGCAAAATATTTTGTTACGATACAAAAAAAGTACTTTTTTTCGAAAACTATTTAGGCGAATTATTATATAGCATATATATATGAATATTGCTAGTTCGAAGTCGCAAAAAATTCGCCAAGATTTTTATTGCGAAAAATGTGATTATAAATGCTGTAAAAAAAGTGATTTCAAAAAACATCTTGACAGCAAAAAACATAATGCTACAAAATGCTATATAAATGCTACTGAAAATTCGCTTACTTGTGGATGTGGGAAGAAATATAAACATAGTTCAAGTTTTTATAGACATAAAAAAAATTGTAAGAAAAATATTGAAATTGAAGAATATAAAAAAAATAAAAAAATAAAAAAAAATGAAAATAATGTTATAAATATTGATTCTGAAAATGATAATGATGAAGAAAAGGAATACAAAGAGATGTTTAAAGCCATGATGGATGAAAATAAACAAATGAGAAAAACAATACAAGAAATTCTTCCAAAAATAGGGGATCAAAATTCACACAATACAAATATTAATAATAATTTTAACATAAATTTATTCTTAAATGAAACATGTAAAGATGCTGTTAATTTGATGGATTTTGTAAAATCACTTCAATTAAGATTGAAGGATTTGGAGAATATGGGTAAGTTAGGATTTGTAGAAGGAACTAGTAAAATTATTATTGACGGATTAAAAGAATTGGATACACATAAACGACCAATACATTGTAGTAATATACAAAATGAAATATTATATGTAAAAGATAATGATAAATGGGAACAAGAAAGTGTGAATAAAGATAAAATGAAACGAGCAATTGATGAAATAAACAAAGCGAATATGAAACAAATACCTAAATGGATAACAGAGAATCCTACATATGCGGATGATGAAGAATACATGAAAATCATATCTAATATTATGAAAATGGATGGTGAACAAGATAAAGAAAAAATTATAAATAATGTTGCTCAACAAACGCTGATTGATGAATAATATTTATACTTTTTAAAAATTAATAAAAGTATAAATGTAATTTTCTTACCTATAATTTATATTATTACAATATAAACACTCATAATATTATTATATATAATGACATCTCGTTATTCACATCAAGCAAAAGATATATTCTTAATCAAAGGAAAGAAAGACAAAGCAGAGAAAGATGAAGAACCCGAAAAGGAACTTTTTAATTGTTCTACATCTGCTGAATCACAAAAAATAACCAATGTGAATAATCATATCTATTTTTACTCCGAAGTAACTCGCAATTCCATATTCGCTTTGACTACGCTTATCCGCGAAGTTGAACAAGACAATCTAGCTCTTGCAAATACATTATGTATTGATCCAATTCCTATCTATTTACATATTAGCTCTTTTGGGGGATCAGTTTTTGCGGCGTTTACTGCGATTGATGTTATATTAGCTTGTCAAGTTGATGTAATGACTATTATTGATGGTGCTTCAGCGTCTGCTGGAACATTGATGAGTGTTGTAGGAAAACAGAGATTTATGCGACCTAATTCATACATGCTTGTTCATCAATTATCTGCTGGTTCATGGGGTAAAATGTGCGAATTGGAAGATGACTTTACTAATAATAAGCGCCTCATGGACCAAATTAAAAATATTTATAAAGAACATTCAAATATACCTAAGAAAGAACTCAATGAAATTCTAAAACACGATTTATGGTGGGATGCTGACACTTGTCTAAAATATGGTTTAGTAGACGAACTATGGACCAAAGCATAATTTTTTTTAATATGTATAATTTGATTCATGTAATGACTTGCCAATATTAGTTTCATTTTCATAAACACCCATAGAGGCATATCCGTTGGCTTTACAACGATGTTGTAATTCTTTTTGCGCGGTTTCAATATTATCATCACTTCCTTTCCATTTTTCAAGAACACTTGATTGTAATGCTCTTCCATAAGAGAATGTTAAATACCATGGGCAGTCATTAGAATTATTTTTAATTTTATTTATTTCATTAAGAACAATACTTGCATCAACTTCAGACATACCACCTGATAAAAATACAACACCCGGCATATTAATAGGAACAGAACTTTTCAAACTATTAATAGTACATTCAGCAATTTTTTCGTAAGATAGCGGTTCAATATTAGCGACTCCTTGTCTTACCATATTAGGTTTTAACAATGTACATTCAATATCAACATTAAATTTTAGTAATGCCTTATATACTTTCGCTAATACATATGTTGTTATTTTTTCACATTCTTCAATTGTATGATTCCCATCCATTAATATTTCTGGTTCAACAATAGGCACTAAACCATTATTTTGACATATGGAGGCATATCTAGCTAATACATTAGAGGAGGAAGATATTGATAATTTAGAAGGGACATTATTTTCGGTGTCAATTTTAAGTACAGAACGCCATTTTGCGAATCTTGCCCCAGCTTTGTAATATTGTTTACATCTGTCGTCAAGATTATCTAATCCTTGTGTGACTGTTTCATTAAATCCATTATATAATGGTTTTACACCCATATCAACTTTAATACCAACAACAATGTTATTATCTATTAATGGTTGAATTAATCTAGAACCATCCGGATTAAAGTCTAATAATGTTTCTTCATAAGTTATAACACCTGATATATGTTTATGTAAGTCGGGAGTAGTGAATAGCAAATTTCTATATTTTATTCGATTATTATGTGTATTTTCAAGATTAATTTTATTGAACCGGTTTTCTATAGTTCCAGTGCTTTCATCTGCTGCTAAAATACCTTTACCATTTGTACAAATAGTTTTTATTGTTGTCAATAATTCTGATTTATTTATCATATAAAGTATAATTATATTTTATATAATAAGATATGTGATTTATTTTTTTTTTCTAGTAGTTTTATGTTTGTTTCTGAATTTTTTTGTTTTTAAATTGTGTTGTTTTTTGTTGTTTGGGTCCAATAATTTAAGTAAATTATCAAATAAATTATCATCAATCGTATTATGATGAATGGTTTCATATTTTTTAGAATTATTATTATTTGCTGTAAATAATAAGCCACCAGGAATGGCTAAATCAGAAAACATAGAGGAACTAACAGTTTTGCCACCACTTTGTTCTTTATTAGAGGAATAAATAGGACTGCGATTTTGATTTAATAAAATAGAATCAACAGAATAACCACCACTCATAATTTGACCATTTTCTCTATATATAACAAAATCTTCGGCGTTTAAAGGAGTTTCCATATAAAATAAATAAATATTAATTAATAATTATAATACCGCTTAATTATAATATCGTTTAATCTCAGAAATATCTTTTTTTTCTCGTTTATCTTTAATATACTTCATTATCTGTGTAACTTGTCGTTGATCGTTGATAATATTGGTTAAGCAATTTTCTACAAATTTTAATGTTAAAGGTTGTGTTATTTTGGATTGAGCAAATTTTAATTTACCATCTGATATATCGATACTAGCATTAGTTAATTTATTAGTATCTATATACATATTTATATCTTCAAGTAAATCATTTTTTTCTTCGCGAAGTTCCTTAGCTTTTTCATTTATTATTTTTAATTGATTATCGACAGCTACCCATTTTTGAATATTTTGTTCAAAATTTCCACTCATCTTTAATATTATATATTAATAAAATTAATATTTATATAATTTTATTAATTTACTAATAATTTAGTGTTTTCTGGTGCGTCTGGATTTGCGTCCCTTGCGTCCTTTGCGAGATTTACGGGTTCCTTTGCGTCCTTTGCGAGATTTTTTTCCACCTTTTAATCTGAATGTTTTTTTAATCATTTTTTTACCTTTTCCAGGTCTGTAATAGTTGTTTAAAGCTAATAAAGCAACAGGTACAGCAGCATCTCTTAATACTGATCCAGCTTTTCTAGATCTTCTGCGAGCTCCTCCTTTTAAGCTGCGAACCTTGTGGTTCTTAACTTTACGGCAATATGTTTTTCTTTTACCGGATTTAGTCATAGTACAACCTTTAGCTTTTCGGCATGTGCGTGTAAGTCCTCGGCATTTAGAGTTCTTTACTCTTCTTCTATAACTAGCTCTTTTAGATTTAAGTTTTCTGGTATGTGCTCTGGTATGGACCATTGTTTATATATTACTAAAAGATAAAATTATATAACTTTTGTTAAATTACCTTTATTACGCATCAATAAAATAAACATTCCTAAATTTAACAAGAAACTAACAACCACAAATAGTACAGAAATATAAATGTATGGATAAATATCTCTAAATATCATATTTAATAATGGTTTAATTATTTCTAAAATAGAATCATTAATCTCCTTATCTTTTAATACATTTAAACATTCTTTATAAAAATCATTATTCATAATAATAAAAATTTAGATTTAAAAATAATGATTTATGCGTGTTAAATTAATGTAAAAAATATATTAAAAATGTAATGGATATAATTAGTTTTCCTAATAATTATAATTTTGATAACTTAACTTTAGGAGTCCCAAATGGTCTACAAGGAGGTTCATATTTTACTAAAATTTATAATAATGATAACAAAGTATATTTACAATCACCTAGTTGTCAAACAAAACAAGGTATAGTAAAAACAGGTAAAAAAATGTATATTGATTTAATGTTAACACCTGACAATCAAAATATTTTAAATTGGTTTGAGACAGCAGTTGAAAAGGTACAACAATTAATTTATGAAAAAAGAAATGTGTGGTTTCATAATGAAATGGATTTAGAAGATATAGAAAGTGCATTTGTATCGCCAGTAAGAACATATAAAAGTGGTAAATTTTATTTAATAAGAGCAAATATAAATACAAATAATTTTAATGTTTATGATGATGACGAAAATCCAGTAAATATTGATTTATTAGATGATACATCCAATAGAATTATTCCGTTAATTGAGATTTTAGGAGTAAAATTTACAAGTAGAAGTTTTCAATTAGAAATTTCATTAAAACAAACGATGATAATTCAAGAAAAGAATTTATTAAGTAACTGTTTAATAAAGCGAAATAATGTATTAGGTGATAATGTTGAAACAGAAGCAGATGTAATCAAGCAAGAGAATAAGATAAGTTTTCGCGCAGAAAAAGATAATAATTTAGAAGAAAAACAAGAAATCACTGGTGATGTGAATACAGATAATTTGAAAATATCAAAAGAGGTATCAAATAATGATTTAGAAGAATCATTCGAAGAAGAATCATTGGGTGAAGAATCATTGGGTGAAGAATTAGAAGAAAAAAATAAATATGATTTAGAAGAAGTATCAATTGAATTTAACGATGATGATGAATCTGTTAATTTAAAGAAACCGAATGAGGTATATATGGAAATTTGGAGAGAAGCACGAAACAAGGCAAAAGAGGCAAGAAAAACGGCAATACAGGCCTATTTAGAAGCAAAGACAATAAAAACCACATATATGTTAGACGAAATTAATAATGATAGTGACGATGAATTTGATGATATGATAGAAAATTTGAATGTTGAAACTAATAATCAAATTAATTTAGCATAATTATAATTATAATTTAGAATTTAAATCATAATTATAAAAAAAATTTTATCAGTAGTTTTATATAGAATGAGTAATCTTTTCAAAAATGTTGAAACTTTTGTTAAAAAGAATCCAGTAGTATTTTTACTTGGAATATTAGTTTTAGGAATTGCTATTCATCAATATTCTAGTGGTAGAGGTAGAATGTTATCAGGATTTTCAAATGTAGCCAAACAAAATAAACCTTATTATCCTGCTGCCGAAGCAGATAGTAGTGTACAACCATCTAATCCTTTAGGAGAAAACAGCAATTTTGGTTCAGCTAATGGTATTTCAACCACAGCTAATGGTTTACCACCAAGTTGCCAAAAAGAGCCAATTGCCGATCCTGCTTCATTACTTCCAAAGGATGAAAACAGCGAATGGGCAAGATTAAATCCTGCTGGAAAAGGTGAATTAGGTGATGTTAATATGTTAAATGCTGGACATCATATTGGTATTGACACAATTGGTCAATCATTAAGAAATGCTAATCTTCAATTAAGATCTGAACCAGCTAACCCTCAAACTAATGTTGGTCCTTGGAATCAAACAACAATGTCCCCTGATTTAATGAGAGTACCTTTAGAATTAGGTGCTGGACCTCAATAATTAAATTAATATAATTTTATAATAACACATTATATTAATATAGTATTATGGATAGAGCTCAAATTTTATTTTATATCATGATAGCATTTATTTTGTTTATTAGTTTAAAAATTTACAAAGAATCTGATGCTTTTCAATTAAAATGTATTGTTTCAGATGTTGATGGTAAAAGATACTGTGTTAGAGAGCGTGCACAATTGGAACAGGCGGCCGATTTATTAGCAAGAACAACTGAAAAATGTACAATGTTAGTTCAACATCTACATAAAACAGAGCCAAATAATGAAATAACAAAAAGATTAGTTGAAGGATATAATCCAAAAACAATTCAAGAAACATTACCAACAAGTGAACACACCGCTTATAGTGAAAATAAAGGTGAAAAAATTGCGTTTTGTTTAAATACAAGAAAAGGGGGAAATAAATTAATTGATGAAAACACATTAATGTTTGTTGCTTTACATGAATTAAGTCATGTAGGAACTGTAAGTATTGGTCATACACCGGATTTTTGGAGAAATTTTAAATGGATATTAGAAAAAGCAACAGAAATTAAAATATACAGACCAGTAGATTATAGAAAAAAACCAATGGGATATTGTGGTATGACTATTTCTGATAATCCATATTATGATCTATAAAAAAAATTGATTTAATTTTAGTATTTTAAATTAAATTAATAAAATTAATATGAGTTCAATTGATATTTTTATAAAAGAAGCACAAATGAAAAATAACATAAATAATTATATCGAAACAGGTAAGTTGCCAGATAATTATTATAATGATATTATGAATACGAGATATCATTATATTAAAGAGAAGAGTGAAAATAATAAAATTTTAAATAATTTGTATGATAATCTGTATAATAATGTTAGTATGGAACCTAGATCAAAACAAATATTAGATGAAATTAAATTAAAAAATAGTATTACTACATGTCGTGAAGTAGAAAATACATTGAAAAAAATAATTGATAACGAAGATGCTTGTCCAATTTGTTTAGAAAATATAGGTGATAATAATTATGTTAAAACAAAATGTGAACACAGATTATGTGTTTCATGTTTTGCATCAAATATTAAGAAAAACCAATTTACACATGATTTATGTCCATTATGTAGAGAAAGAATATTTTAATTACTTTTTCATAGATTTCTTTTTCCCTCTTTTCTTTTTTAATGTTCTTCTTCGTTTCCTAGTTTTTTTACCACCATAACCAAAACCAAAAATGCCTTTAGATTTAGTTGACTCTTTTGTTGGTGCTTCGCCTGGGCGACTATCGTCTGCTATATA